AAATTCATGATTCATTTCTGATTCATATTTTGTATATTTGTTCTTATAATTATAATTACAATAATCAACGCACGTACTATCACATATTATTATCATACTTGGTAATTTATTTATACTTTTTAAATGTTTTAAAAATACAAAAAAATTATCAATCCTTTTTAATATTAAATCTTGTTCTAGTAATAATTCTCGTTCTTTTTTTTTACTCTCATTTGGGTCTTTTAAAGCATAGCCATAGTCTAACCTTGTTCTATAATGTGATATAGCATCAAATCCATAATACCCATAAGAAGGATCCCCATACGTTACAAAATAATCTAGGTCTATGTTTAAAATATAATTATTTGAAATATTGTTAGCTTTAATTGACGCATATTTGATATTTGAAGTTGTGAATTGTACGTCTATGTCATTATCATCATATAAATTTTCTTGTCTATCTTCTTTTACTGTATACTTTGGACAAGTACCTCCATAGAAATATGAAAATTCTTCATTAGAGGATAGCTTAACACTAGATGAATTAAATGGTTCTGTTACCCAATCAGGCGTCAACCAGAAAACACCATTATTTTTATTATAAGGTAAAAGCATTGGCACTAATACTCCTCCAATATCTGTTATTAATCTTTGAAAACGTTTTCTTTGATCTTTATCTAACTTTTTGCTATTTACACATTCTCTAAAAAAAGCTTTATTATTTTTCACTTCATTCATATCTGCATGTGAGTCAACATGCAAAATTGTACCAGGAGTTTCTTTTATATAATTATACATGTATTCTACTGCGTGATGATGCTTAGATATTTGTATTATTGGTATTGACCCTGCTTTTACATAATTTTTATCATTCATATATCGATAATAAAATGTCATCCTATCATTTAACTCTTCTAGATGTCTTTTCTTAAATAAAAATCCATCTGTACTGCATAGATACTGATATATTGAATCTATTTTTAATAGTGACTTATTCAACAATTCAGTTGTTATTTTTTTTTTACCCTTCACTATATTTATTTCAGAATCACGAAGAGATGTATTTATTTTTAATACTTTTTCTTCTATATTTGATAAAAATCTTAAATATTGATCATCGTCAAAATTACCTGTATCACATAATTCATGACTACTAACTGAATATATAGTTTTATTTAAATCATTAATTTCAATTTCTTTCAAATGTTTTGTATTGTCAAGAAGCAAATATAAAAATCGAATTATGAATAAAAGTAAAATTATAACTGTAAAAGTTTTTAGTAATGACAATATATATTCATATGTACTCTTATTAACTGGAACCACAGTATCTAGAAATCCATCCTGACCTATGATCGTCTTTGGTAAGTTAAGAAAATCCATGTATTAATACACTGTATATACTTTTAAATATTGATATTTTAATGTATTTAAAAGTAGCTCTATAGATAAAATATATGGCTGAACCACTAGATGTTTCTTTTAACAGTACTATCGATTATTCAGTAAATAATTCTAAATCTGAAAATATTGATGAAACTCATTCTCAACAACACACCCCTATATCTGCAAAAAACGAAATACTTCAATTTGACACACAAGAAAAGAGAGAATTTTTATGGTTCGATTCACAAATATATCATCTTTTTAATCATTACTTTAAAACTATAAATAACGTTATAGAAAATAAAAATATTAGTTTATTTTCATGGCTTGATGAACATATTGATAGATATACTTCAAGAGAACATACTAAAATATTCTTTATATGTATATTTACCCTATGGGTTAGTTTTGTAATACAGTCGACTATAGTTACTTATGAAAGGAGTTTAATGTATAATAATATTAACTCCATTTCAAATTTTACAAACGCTGAATTTAACAAAAATAATATTATTTTTGATGAACACAATAAGAATTTTGAAATTTTGTTTAAGTCTCATACAATACTTCTATCTGATTATTGTAAACAACATGATAATATTCAAGATGAGATTATTTTACCAGATATTATTAACTTGTAATAAAATAGTTATAATTTGATTCTAAATATTTTATTAAAGAGGAGGTAAACTTAACGCCTCTTTCAAAAATTCAGCGTCTACTTTTCCACCATTAAGATAATGACTAACTATTATTACGCCTCCAACTACCGCAAAATACCCATAAAATATAACATTTCCTGGAATATATTATATAGTTGGGATAAATTCCCAATCCAATTCATCGCATATTTTTTTCCATATATTGTCTTGTTCGATTCTTTTTTCTCTATCTTTTAACATTGGAAAAAAAGGTAAAAACTGTTTTTGATCCAATAATTCACAAAGCTTATATACAGTGTAATAATAATTCAAAAAATTTACTCTATCTTCAGGACAGAATTTAGCATAAGGCGCTTGAATATCCATAAATAAATTACAAAGTGTATCTTCTAGTTCAGGAGTCATTATTGGTGGTTTTATACCAATAATATCTTTAATAAAGGGTATATGCTCATAATACTTATTGTATCCTAATTTTTTCAATATTTCCTTAGCCTTAGTATTTGTAATTTGGTTTATTTCGATTCTTTCTTTCTTTATTTGATTTTTTATATCTTCTATTACCGATTCTGGTATTTGAGTAGTCTCTTTTGCCTGGAATTGAGCTAATATCTCTCTAAAATGGTTTATTCTCTTATATGCATAAAAACAAACTTCTTTCGGTGGCTCTTTATAAGATGGTTTTTCATTTTCGATTAAGAATTTTTTATTTTTTGAACAATTATTACATACTAATATACCTTCTTCTTCTAGTGGTATTAACTCACCTTTATTGCAAGAATCACAAATATTTATGGGTATTACAAAATCATTCACATTTATTAATTCAGAATTTACACGACTTAGATAAGACTGAACTATATTTTTTGTTCCATCGTCTTCAGTATTGCAGTTACTATTATCTATCTTAAAAAAACTGTTTAATCTCTTACTCTTAGATTGTGTTTTACCGATATTTTTCTTACTTTCAAAATAATTAAAAACATCTTTAGCATTATCTAACAAATATTCTTTTTTACTATTCTTTATTTTTTTCATTTTTAATTTTGTTTCCTTTATTTTATCTTCAATATCCATCTTTTCATCTATTGACACACAATTTTTATTCAAACAATCTTCAAGAGTTTTTATCTTTTCTAGTAAAATTGGATATTCTATCTTTTCATCACTACTTATTGCTTTTAGCATATCATTATGTTTTCCATCAAGTGTAATCGAACTCTTGTAACTCACCTCTATTTTTTTGTTAGTTTTAGGTTTAAAATTTGGCATTTGTGTCTATATAATATTATGTTCTGTTTTTATATTGTTGTTTTACATTAAAAAATTGCAATACTTTTCTAATAAATTATTATGGATAAAATAAATGACGAAAAATTTGCGAAAATAGTTTTTATTTTCAATGCTTTAGAAGATGGTTGGACAATTTCAAAAAAACAAGATAATTATATATTTAGAAAGAAACATGAAGATAAAAAAGAAGTTTTTGAAGACTCTTACCTTAATACATTTATAAAATCGAACGCAAATGTTCAAAAATTTCTTAACAAATAATATATTAATTAAATTAATTAAAGTATTTTTAAAATTTTTTTTATCTTTAGCTATATTATAATATGGGTGGTGGTCTCATGCAACTCGTAGCCTATGGCGCTCAAGACGTATACCTTACTGGTAATCCTCAAATCACATTCTGGAAAGTAACATACCGCAGATATACTAACTTCTCAATGGAATCTATTGAGCAAACTTTCAACGGTCAAGCTGATTTCGGCCGTCGTGTAACTTGTACTATTACACGTAACGGTGATCTTGCTTACCGTACCTATCTTCAAATCACTCTTCCTGAGATTTCTAACAGCGAAGCATCATATGCTCGTTGGTTGGATTTCCCTGGTGAGCAATTGATCGCTCAGGTTGAGGTTGAGATTGGTGGACAACGCATCGACCGTCAATATGGCGACTGGATGCACATCTGGAACCAACTTACAATGACTTCCGAGCAACAACGCGGATACTTCAAGATGATCGGTAATACCACACAACTTACCTACATCACTGACCCTGAGTTCGCTGATGTTGATGGACCTTGTGGTGGAACTGATGCTCCTGCTCAAGTATGCGCTCCTCGTAAAGCTCTTCCTGAGACAACTCTTTACGTTCCTTTACAATTCTGGTACTGCCGCAACCCCGGTTTGGCTCTTCCTTTAATTGCTCTTCAATACCACGAGGTTAAGATTAACCTTGACATTCGTCCTATCGATGAGTGCTTGTGGGCTGTTGACAGTTTGGCCACAACTGCTGGTTCCAGTGCTCAAGCTTCTACTGCTTACAACCAATCTTTGGTTGCTGCTTCCTTGTACGTTGACTACGTCTTCCTTGACACTGATGAACGTCGCAGAATGGCACAAAACCCTCATGAATACCTTATTGAGCAACTTCAATTCACCGGTGACGAGTCTGTTGGTTCCTCTTCCAACAAGATCCGTCTTAACTTCAACCACCCTTGTAAGGAGCTTATCTGGGTAGTTCAACCTGACGCTAACGTTGACTACTGTGCTTCCCTTCAAGGAGGAAGTCTTCTTTACAAGGCTTTAGGTGCTCAACCTTTCAACTACACTGATGCTGTTGATGCTCTTCCTAACGCTGTACATGCTTTCGGAGGACCTGACGCTACCAAGGACTTCATCAATGGTTCTGGTCTTTTCGCTGAACCTGGTGCTAATGATGTCACCTCTGGTACCGATTACGCTGCTGGAACTTACGGTGAATTAGCCTCTGGTCTTACATCTGGAGTTTCTGATGCTGGAACATTCGTTCTTGCTGAGAGTGCTCTTGACATGCACTGTTGGGGTCTTAACCCTGTTGTTGTTGCCAAGCTTCAACTTAACGGACAAGACCGCTTCTCTGAGCGTGAGGGAACTTACTTCGACCAAGTTCAACCTTTCCAAGCTCACACACGCGCTCCTGATACCGGAATCAACGTTTACTCATTCGCTCTTCGCCCTGAGGAACACCAACCTTCCGGAAGCTGCAACTTCTCCCGTATTGATAACGCTACCCTTCAATTGGTTCTTTCCAACGCTACCGTTAGCGGAACCAACACTGCTAAGGTACGTGTCTATGCTACCAACTACAACGTCCTTCGTGTTATGTCCGGTATGGGAGGTCTTGCCTACTCCAACTAAGCACCCGGTCTTAGCCTATTAAATCTTAAATAAATACTATTATTAATTTAATAATATTATTTACATAATATATATGAACTTTAGAGGAGGAAATGAAAAAAAAACATTAGAAAAATACCTTACTGTATATTTAATTCAACTCAAAGAAAATCCCAAAGAAGAAGATAAGGCTAATAAATCAATAGAATCTATGTTTAATAATAACCCAGAATTAGTCGATGAATTTAAAAATTATAAAAAAGATGTCGAAAGTGCAAATAATTCCTCATCGGAAAAAGTCCGTAGAGTTCAGAATCACCTTATTAAAAAACTTGACGAAAAACTTAAAGATTTTGAAACTGAACAAGAAACAAGAGCTAAAGAAGCAGAAATTGAAAAATTAGAACAAGAAAAAAAGGCAGCAGAAGAAGAAGCTGTAAAAAAAGCTGAAGAAGAAAAAGCCGCAAAGGAAGAAGCTGAAAGATTAGAAGAAGAAAGAATTAAAAAAGAAAGAGAAGCGAAAGAAGCTACTGAAGCTGCAGAAAAGAAAAGATTAGAAAATGAACTTGCTGAAAAATTAGAACAAGAAAGGATTGCCAAAGAAGAAGCTGAAAGATTAGAACTAGAAAGAAAGGAAGCCGAAAAAGAAGCTTTAAGAAAAGCTGAAGAAGAAAAAGCTGCCAAAGAAGAAGCTGATAAATTAGAACAACAAAAAAAGGACGCCGAAGTGGAAGCCGCTAGGATAGAGAAAGAAAAGACTGATGCTGCTGCAAAAGAAAAGGCTGATGCTGATGCTGCTGCTGCAAAAGAAAAGGCTGATGCTGATGCCGCTGCTGCTGCAAAAGAAAAGGCTGATGCTGATGCTGCTGCTGCAAAAGAAAAGGCTGATGCTGATGCTGCTGCTGCAAAAGAAAAGGAGGATGCTGATGCCGCTGCTGCTGCAAAGGAAAAAGAAGAGGAAGAACCAATTCCTAGCTGGGCTACTCCAAATAGTGATGAAGCCGGTTTTGTAGATTCACCATCACCTGAAGGAAGAGCAGATTTTGTAGTTAGAATGAGAAAAGAACATAATAAAAAGAGAAAAGAAGCAAAACAACCATACGAGTTCTCTGACCTAATAAATGAATATGCTAAAAAGCTTCAACAATACGACAAAGATATTCAAGAAACACTTGAACCAGGAGAAACTTTTACAATTGCTGAAAATAAAAAAACATATGATAAGAAAAAAGCATTACCAGCACTAAATATTTATAAAACAAAAATTTTAAAAGAAGCTAAATTCAAAGTAGGTGGCAAAAGTAGAAAAATGAAAAAAGGTGGAAAGAAAACAATTAAAAAAAATAAAAGAAAAATTAACAAAAGAAAAACGTACAAAAGTAAATACTTAATATAATTAACAAAAATTGATTTAAAAATTTAACCAGTTTTTAAATCAAATATAATGGAATCTCAATTGGAATCTCAACCCAAGTTATCTCTTATTCACCCTGATAATGAAGCTATTGCTAATCTTGGCGTAAATAATATTGTACTAGAACGACCTGTACTAAAAAGACAAGTTGCTAATGTATGGCCTGCTTCAGATTGTGTTTTTAATAGCATTGATATACCCAATAATGAAATTGTACCTAGTGCACCAAGACCATCAATCAAGTTTCCTAATTTTAATCTAGAGTTTCATGATGTAAAGAAATGGATAGATGAAAAAGCTAATACAGAAGAACTTTCTCTACTTTACGAACATATTGCTAAAAAAATTTCAAAGACGAATAACATTGAAACGGAAGTTATTTAAAAAAAAATGATTGTTTTTAACCATATTTTTTAACCTTAAATAAAAATGTCCTTACATAATGCTTTCGTTAACGAACTATCTTCACGCCTTGGAAATTATACTGAGAGTGTTACTAGCATTCTGGCTAGTCACTATGGTTTCTCTAAGGAAGAAGCAATTAATATCATTAACAAAAACTTTGATGGGACTCTATGTTCTACTGAGAGTATTCATAATAACAGGAAATCTAGTTGCCTCGTTAACGACGACAGCTTTAATATACTACGGAATGACACGACTGAGAATGAAACCCAAAATGATAAACAATTACGACCAGCAGATCAGGAAAAGCCTAAGAAGAAAAGAGGTAGGCCTAAGAAGATAGTCGATGAAAGTGTTGAGACTACAGAAGACAAACCTAAGAAAAGAAGAGGAAGACCAAAAAAAAACAACAGCGTTACAATCGTTCAAGATACAGATGATGAAAATAATAGCTTATCATCTTCTACTGATAATCAAGAAAATAATAAAGAAGAAGATAGTAAAAGTATTGCTAATCTAATTTCTACATCTAATATAAATATTGAACTTCAAGAAGAAACATACTCAGAAAATGAAGATATTCCTGAAATTGAAGTTGAAAAATGGAAATTTGAAGGAAAAGAATATCTTAAAGACGAAAGAAACCATGTTTACGATGCTAACACACATGAATCATTTGGGTTCTTTAGTGTAGAGGAGAATAAGATTATAATTATGAATTGATTAGTTTTATTATGTAATTTATTAACTTTTTTTATTAAAATGAAACAATTAAATTCATTACTTGTTTTCCCAAATCTAGGAAATACCAAATCAATTACTGACCTTGTAATGTATTCTGGCATATCTCCATTACCTGGAATTGAAATAGGAATTCCGATTTCATTGTTTGAAAATATATTTACTACATTACATTATGGTTATCAAATTGACGTACCCTATTTTTTACTACTCAGTAGCTTAATAGGATATGTAACTTATGGAACAGATAGATATTATGACGCATTGGAATATAAAAAAATGAATGATACGTCGAATATTTCACAAAAAAAAATAAATTTATACAATAACATTTTAGAAAATGAACAATTTATAAAATTTTCTTTAATTTTTTGCAATATTATACTAGTAGCATTTTTTAAAGAAAATAATGAAACTGCACCATTCATATTACTTCTTTTTATAAGTCGATATTACAAACAAATTAAAAAACAATTTGGTTTAGTAAAAGCTCCGTTTATTGGTGCAATGTGGAGTATAGCAAGTATTATACTTCCGTGTGTTCTATATGAACACAATTATAATATTTTAAATGACCCAACATGCTACTTACCAGCATTTTTTTCATTAATGGCTGCATCTAATACAGCAGATATATCTGATTATAATGAAGATAAATTAAACAATATTAATACTTTTCCTGTTCAATTCGGAAAAGAAAATACTATTTATATGAATTTATTATTTTTATTTATATCTTCATTATTGTTCGGTATTAACCATAACTATCTAAACAGACCAATTGTAAATTCTTTATTTGAACTAAATAATTTAGGTGTAGCATTAGCTAATCTTAGAATATCAGATATTAATTTTAATGAAAATATTGTAGCTAACTTTAATATTTCAGGTAATCACACAATTAATTTATAATTGCATATTATATATAATGGATAATGATGATGCTCCCAGAACACCTAAAAAAGGAGAAGACTCGGAAGTAGATCCAGACTCAATAAATACTCCAGCAACTGTTGATACAACAGTAGATACTCCAGCAACTAATGCAACTATTGAAACATTACTAGAAGATGCTTCACCACGGGAACGTCAGAGAATAGAAACACTACATAAAAAACGAGAAAATAAAGCGTTATTTAAAGCAGTAGATGCAAACAGGGTAATACTTAATCAAATTGGTCAAGTTGTTACTAATGCTCGAATACTTGAAGAATTAAATCATGTTGAATACCAAATGTATAAAAACGGAAAATGGAGGGATAATTTATATGACAAATATGGAAACAATGTTAATGATAGAAATCACAATTATACAAGAGGAATATTTGATTCTTCAGCATTTGATTCTTCAGAATTATTTTCTAATGACACTTTTTATGAGGATAATAACACTTCAAATATGCCTAATAAGAGAACGAGAAGTGACAGTTCTGGTGTTACTATTGATTCAGGTTTAACTTCTAAAGAAGATAGTAAAAAATCACCGCCTAGAAAAAAAGGCGGAAAAACAAAGAAAAAAAACTCTAAAAAGAAAAGTAATAAAAAATCTAAAAGAACTAAAAAACGAAATTAATATGATATAGTTTATTATTGAATAACTATATAATATGGTTAATGGTTAATTAATCTATACATTATGGATTTTCCTATAGGGTCCTCCTTCATTAAAGTTTTTATAGAATCTAAATTATCTGTTACAGTACAACTTACAACCTTGGAAATAAAGTCATGATAATTATTAATATTATCAATCGAACGGTCGTCTACACCTTTGTCAATTGTCTTATGCATAAGAATTGACCAATTATTATCCAAAATATCAGAATGACCATAATCGGTTAGAATAAGCTCCTTCATATTTTCTGTATCTAAATCCCCTGATTTTAAATCAAATGCTGGAATAAAAGGAGGACTGAATGGCTTATAACTCCAAATATAAGACTTTTCACAACGAACGAATAAGCATTTTTTTAAGTGCTCTAACCTGATTCTATCTGTTGGTC